TCAAATCTTTTCGATGGCTTTACGTAGTTGTCTTAGATTTTTGTGAGTGTATACTCCGTTAGTCACATCATGTCTAGCATGACCAAGGATCATTTTTCTGGCGTTGTCATTCACTTCGGCATTATCTAGCCATGTAGCGCAGGTATGACGGGTATCATGTAATTTGTGCTTTTGCCCATTTATTGCTTTCATGATTCGAGAGAAAACCCTAGAAAGTTTTGTGTAGGTATAAGGGCGACCGTCTTCAGTACATATGAGATAGGCACCCGGGGACGACAAGCGTATTTCAATGAGTGGCCATATTTTACTATGGATGGGGATAATGCGGACTCCAGCAGCCGTCTTAGATTTCCGAATATTGATATATTTCTGCTTTTTATTGATATCCAATTTTAAGAGGTTGCGGAGTTCGCCATTTCTCATGCCTGTATAGATGAGTATTAAGATGATATCAATGTCTGGAGTATCTACAATTTTCCATAGTTGATTCACCTTCCGCTTACTGATTGCTTGATGAGGATTCACAGGGTGATTCTTCCCGATTTTAATCAACCCTGTAAAGTCACGAGTGGTATACTCCATTTCTCTGGCATGAGCGAAGAGTAGGGATAACAAATTACGCACTTTCTTTTTGCTGGCATAGGAGAGATTAGTCATATCATCGATGACGGCTTGCAAGTGGCTGTATTTGATATCTGCTATTGGTAAATCATACAGTGATGCACAATGCTTATACGCACACTCATAACCGTTGATGGTGGATTTTGAAACCGATGCATATGAGATGTGTTTAGGCATCCATCTTGCGTATAACTCGGCAAATGTAATTTTCGAAAGGCGGTGCAGACCATGAGACTGATTATAGTCGACCTGATATGCCATAGCTTCCAGCTTAGTGGCGAAATAGCCCATAGCTTTTTGTTTGCCATTCACAGAGATCATAAACACGAATGGCCGCCGCCGTGAACCGCTTAATTTTTTGATAGTTCCATATCCATTTGGATTTTTCATTTTTCAAACCTCCAATCATATTGATGGAGGTTATTTTAATGTAAGGAGATAATGCGATGGTAGTATCTATTGCCAATCCTACTTTGACATATTTGTCTATCTACGAAACAACAGGTGAAAGAGTAACCTCTTATGTGACCGGTGTACATGGTGACACGGTGGAAGAACTGCAGACCAAAGCCAAAGTGGAATATCCAGACAAGGTCCATGTTGTGCAAGATGCTTTGACCTACAACAAAGCCCTGCAAGGTGATTTGCTGTATAAAGATGGAGCATATCAGGCTAAACCGGAACCGACAGAAGAAGAGAAGCGAGAAGCCGAACTGGCGGCGCTTGATTCTGAATATGCTAGAAAAATCAGTGATATCGAAACAGGAATGGCGAAAGCAAAAGCCGTAGAAGATGAGGACTACTACAATGACCTCAAAGCTGAAAGAGAAGAACTGGTTGCAGAATACACAGAAAAGAGAGGAGCGATTTAAATGGAAAGATGTTTCCTTTGCCATCGCAAGATGAATAACAAGACTGGACTTTGCACAAATGCGAAATGTATCAGATCGAAGCCGCTGACACCCAAAGATGAAACGGAAGAAAAGAAAGATGCGGAGGATAAAACATGACTGAAATCTTCATTCAAATTTACAATTCCGCCGATCGTGCGATTTGCAGCATCCCGGACGGCTGGCCCTACAAAATTCTTATGGGGATCTTACTCATCGCCATGTCGAAGCACATCATGCTTTTTACCGCATTCGCCGTGTTGGTGGCTCTTGACTTGTTCGCCAAATTTATTGCCCTGTCCTATCACTGGCTGATTGAGAACAACGTGGAAAAGCCCTCGCTGGTTGATTCCATCAGAGGCATTCCAGCGGCACATCGGGCTCGTATCATCAATAGCCATGAAATGAAAACGCAGTTTGCAGGGAAAATCTTTGCTTATATGTTTTTGGTGATTGCTGGCGGTCTAGCCGATATCCTTGTGGGTCATGTCAATTTTGCACAGATCGTGATTGCCTACCTGGCATCCACCGAGCTTCTCAGCATCGTGGAGAACCTGGACGATGCTGGCGTGTCCATGGTCCATAATTTAGCTGCAGTAATTAAAAAGAGGAGTCCAACATGAAATTAAAAGAATGGGTTGTTATTTACGTGGCAGCCTTTTTGTTTACCGTAGGGGATTGGATAAAGGGACGTTGGAAAAAGGAGGATAACGAATGCTGGTAACTGATTTAAGTGACTGGAATGATCACATTAACTGGTCTCATCTCATCGCCGCAGGAGTCGGTGGTGCGATTGTGAAGATTTCCGAGGGCAGAAGCCTGACTCAACTGCACGGAAAACATATCGCAGGTGCGGAGGCTAGGGGATTGCCGTGGGGCGTCTATTGCTACACCCACGCGCAGACCACAGCACGGGCAGAAGAAGAGGCAGCGGTTGTCATTGAAGCACTGGATGCTTTGGGATATGGAGCACCGCCTTTGGGAATTTGGTTTGACGTGGAAGCGCCCGAAGTCATTGGGCAGGATAGGGAAGATGTAACCGCCATCTGTAGTGCATTTATTTCCGCATGCAATGCTGCCGGCTATTCCGCTGGAATCTATGCCAGCCTCTCAACATTGACAGACTGCATCAATGTTAATGATCTGGCCGACTATGTGCCGTACTGGTGCGCTCAGTATGGGACGAGCGAGTGCGGCTTCCACGACAGCTACCCGGGCAACATTCTCGCGGGCTGGCAGTGGACCGATTGCTATAGCATCGGCGGGCAGAATTACGACATGAGTGAATGGTACTGATGAGGTGATTGTATTGTGCAAATCAATAAAAAGATTGTGTATCTGCTGGCTGGGGTGCTTGCTCTGGCTAGCTGCTGGTACTTCCTCGCAGGCCGAGGAGATGTATCAGATATCGGAAAGCGAGCTGACGACACTCGAGCAGGACTTGAATCAGCTGACGAAGAGCAACGCGACCAAGCAGGATCTCTTGACAGAGCAGCAGAAGCAGTTAGAAACAGCGCAGACAGAGCTGGCAGAATCGAAGAAAACGAACGCCGAGACGCGGAAATTATTAGAGAGTGCAAATCAATCCTTGAAAGAATTAGAGGACGAGGCGAAGAAGGACATTGAGACGAAAACTCGACAGCGTAACCTCTGGATTGCAATCTCGGGCGGTCTGTTGTATGCATGGATTAAGAAATAGGAGCGCATATGCCAAAATCTAATACTTATGAGGAATTTGTCGACAAGTTCAAACCAAAGAAGACCACAGATGACTGTTATACACCGGGCGCAATTTATGAGGTTGTGAAGGACTGGGCAATCAAAGAAATGGATTGGGGGGGGCGGACGATAGTCCGTCCATTTTGGCCGGGCGGCGACTTTGAAAAATTCGACTATCCAGCAGATTGTGTAGTTATCGATAATCCGCCATTTTCCATCATAGCGAAAGTCGTGAAGTTCTACGCGGAACATAACATCGACTATTTCTTGTTTGCGCCGCACCTCACGTGTCTCGGCATCCGAGCGGCGCATAGCCATATTTGCGTCGGGGTGTCGATTACATACGACAACGGCGCTAAAGTAAGCACTAGTTTTGTAGCGTCTAAAGGCCCGCTGATCCGAAGTGCACCAGACCTGTACCGCATACTTGATGAAGCGAATGCCGCGAGCATCAAGGCCAAGAAAGCGCCACCACTGCCGGTGTACACGTATCCAGATAACGTCCTGACATCGAGCGCCGTGGCGTTGTTTTCTGAATACGGAATCGAATACCGCGAAGACATTGGCGTATTTGTTCGCGCCATGGACGCACAGCGCAGAGCAGGGAAAAGTATTTTTGGCGCCGGTTACATTGTCCCCGAAGAGGCAGCACGCAAGGCACGGGAGGCAGTACGCAAGGCACAGAAAGAAAAGTCACAGCGCTGGGTGCTTTCGATGCGCGAGCTTGCTGCGCTAAAAGCGGCAGAGGAAGCTGCAAAGCAATAAAAAAGGGCGTCTTGATTTAGCACATTGTTAAATCAAGACGTCTTTTTTATTTTGCAAAAATGTCGAAAAGTGCGATAAAATCGAAGAAACTCAAGAACATTGCATCGACAAAAAGCAAGATGAATGATATAATATATACAATTAAAGGAGGTGAAATGATGGATGATATTAAAGAAGCGATTCAGCTGATAGCTTTAATCATTGGGTCGGTAGTCGCAATACTGACTGGCATCGAAAAAGTATTATCGATACTGATTAAAATTAAACAGCTGAACCGCAAATAGAACTAAAGGGAAGCCGGGGAGAAATCCCCGAGCCCCTTCCCTAATATCATACCATATAAAGAAAATGAAAACAAAAATATTATTAGCTGTATTTTGGGCATGCGCTGCCATCGCATGGTGGGCTAGTAACTACACCACAACTTGCATGGTTTTAGTAATTATTGCGACGATTCTGAACGTTGCTGAGTGGTTAAAGTGATTTTTGAAGTAATGAAATTTCATGGAGGAAGAATGGAAAAGAATGGCTGGGGCGGGAAACGCCCCAATCAAACAGGAAGGCCCAAGAAAGCCGAAGGCGTGAGAAAACAACATCAGCTGCGCGCATATGACGAAGAATGGGCGGTGATTCAGGCATTCGCCCGGCTAGTCAAACACGGGAAAATGAAAGAGTGCAGCGATTTCGTGAAAAGGATTGAGACTTAG